AATCTGATTTCTTGTTAACTACGACCTGCTTGTCCAGCCAGCTTTCGAGGGCTTGGCTTGCCTTTGTTGCCAAAGGCGTTTTTAGGGCCTGTTCGCCCATCTGAGACGCCACAATGGCATAAACAGTTTCTTTTGAGGGGCACAAAGTCGCGCAGAATAGACAAAGAAAACAACAAACAGCCAGAATGGACCCAATAACAGGCTTCTTAGCGTGCCAAGCTTTATTAAATTCATCACTTAAATTATCAACTTCATATCGGATGCGATGGACGGCAGTACTTCTTGCATCAAAAAACACGCAAAATGAAGCGGCACTGCCCCCTAGAAGAACTAACCCGAAAATGACAAACAAAGGTCCAAGATTACCTGCAATATTACCGAGATACAGAAGAAGAGAAAGTTGGTTCATTCTTCGTCGTCCGCAAAGGAAATCCCCGAAATTTCACCGTCAATATCGAAGGACCGGGGGCCATCACCATTAAGGTTATACGACTCATCAAAACCGTCTTTGGAATAATCAAGAAACCCTTCGGCCTTGGATTTGTTCTTGAAGAAGTCGACGGACGCGGAACCGTCCCCCAAATCTCTCACAAGATAGTAGATACGTTGTTTAGCCATTTAAAAATTTCCTTTCCTTGGCCTGTTTAATCAACCATTCTGCCAATTCGGGCATACAATCATAGTACCAGCGAATGTAAGTCTCGTAGTCAACAACACCAAGTTTAGGTATTTTGTATACGATCAATTAACACCCTCTTGGTTTGAGTTATGTGCGGGTACTCTCCCCGCCTGTCACGTCTGACGCTCAACAGTATTGCACTGAGGCCCTTTCGAGGCGACGTTTACGCTAGGGCGCGACCCTAGTTGCCCGAATTAGCCGACGTTCGAGAAACGGCGTTGCAGGGCTTCCGTCTGCTCCTTGACGTAGGCCTTCACTTCGTCATCGGTGCAGGAACGCGTCTGAGCCATGTAGCCCTTGTCGGTGGCCCATCCGAGGTGCTTGGGGAGCCAGTTGCGAGTGCCGTTGAAGTTCAGGTCGATGACCTTGTCCTGAACGATCTTGTTGTTCTGATCGATGACTTCGACCATGACGAAATGGGGACGCACATCCTGGCCAACGGGGGCCGAAGATTGCATCGCACGCTCGCGGGGCGCGGTCCGATTGGCGGGGTGCTCCAGAGCGGCGACACTGGCGGCGGAAAAACGCTTCGTTTCCATGATGGAAAACCTCGATTTATGGGCATGGTGGCCCATGTTTGGGATTTTGATCTAAACGTAACGGACATTGGACCGTTGAAGACCAAGATTACAGAAGTATCGGGGAATAACGCTCAACAAAGTTAGCTAATTCTTAGCAAGCACTCCCAAATAAGAGTGCAATTTTATGTTATAAAGCTAACTTTGGAGCCAAGAGTTTTGGAAGCTTTTTTAGACCGAAGAAGCGGCTTCTTTCCAGGGCTTACCATCCTGAAAGAGGCGAACACCACGTTCAAACTCGCCGAACGCTGACGTTTGAAAACCCTCGTCCTTACGACCGGAGTTCACAAATTGCGGATAGGGATTCTCACCGGCCTTACCGATTTTGGCGAAAAACCAGCCTTGGTGAATGATCGACTGAAATCCAATCATGCTAAATAGCCCCGTGTTAGAACCCCTGTGTGAACAATACGCGCACACAAACAAACCCATGCAAATAACACACACCATGCATGGGCTTCTTAGTAGGCGCGGGAAAACTTAAGTATACGGAATGGGTAAAGATGTCGAATGCTTCTTATGATAGTTACAGTCTTTATAACCATCTTTATAGTCTTTTGATGATGGAGATTTCTGAGGGATACTATCCACACAGTCATTCCAACCTTCATCATAGAATTGAGAACCTTGAGGATCATCCCTCATTATTCTACCCGACTTTGGAATACGCGAAAAAGGGTTTGATGTCCGTATTCAGGAACTTGCCCTTACTGTCCGAAGCTTGGAACGCTTCCCAGATGTGCTTATCAACCTTCTCATAGGAGTAGGTCGAGCCGTTCTTGAACTGGACGTAAACGTTGCCCGTCAGTTCATCACGAGCGTAACCTTCTAGGTTTGAACTGACTTCGATTGGTATCCAGTTCAAAGCCCTCATACCTTGAGGAATATCGCCTTGGCCTTGTTTGACCACGATATTCCCCTTGGCGAAGTGTGCCCTGTCTAACATCTCAGATGTCAGTTCCGGGGCGTCGTCCTTATCGGTCATGACTGTGTTACCTCTTTTTGGAGCAGGAGGGGCAATCTCGACTGTTAAACGAAACGTACTTAGTTCCGCACAACAGACAAAACACAAGACGCATAAGCCTCATATTAAAAGCCCTTTCAAAAAATTGGTGAGGGTTTTTCCATCGACTCGGTCACCCACAACGAGGCCTGTCAAACACTTCAACGCCAGTCATGTACTCAGGAGAACACATAGAGCAATGCAACACCTGGGGACAGGGGAGCTGCTTGAGCCAATCAGGGGCGGCTCAGAATTACTCTATGTGTTCACCTAAGAACATGAAATTGAGGAGCCCTTTAAAGACGGCTCAGGTCTATGCGCAACCCCAAGGTTCGTGCGGACCGGGGGCTGTAAGATTAGGCCATGATAAAAGCTCCCTCTGTACTCAAGAGAACACATATCGGGATATGAAAACCATAACACCTTGACCACGACGGTCAGAAAGTCTCTGCGAATTCAATCCAGTGCCATGGTCACTTTGATATGTGCTCACTTCAATACAGGTCAGGGGACAGCGTGAGAGTTGAACTCACTTAAAAGGGGTATGAGCTCTCTTCCGATACCAACCGGCCGCTTACCCGTCATTTAGATGGCGTAGACGTGCTTACAAGCTTCCCCGAAGGGTTGGCTCACACCCTAGGTCTACCAGCCAAGGGTCAGACTCTTCTCTCGTTTTCTCTGTTTCTCACATCCCCGAAGGGGGCCCGGTTCTTACTTAGGTCGGATCGCGGCAACGGAACATTGCCAAACCTTTCTATTCGACGGCTCAAATTGAGCAGGCGAAGAAGCTCGCCCTGTACTCAAAAGAACGTATGCAAGGGGTTAAGGCGTCCCTCACACGTTGCTCACATACGTTCATTTAAATACAGGTTGACAAATGAAGGATTTTAGTGTATCCTATCCTTGTCAGTCAGTGGTAAACCTATGGTATATAAGATAACCAGTAGGCGACCTTAGCGGATATTCAAGAGGCTCAGATTATCAATTATGTCTGATTTAATAGAGATTCTTTGATATTATCTCTAACCTCGAAAGGTTGAGTACAGACCTCCTATCCATTAATCCGGGCAATTACCTCCGGGATGGATAAGCAAGCCAAATCAGGCGACCGCCTACCTGGGTCCGTTGTCAGCTAAATGATTACGTGTGGTAAGGAGACATAATCAGATGGCCTGTACTCAAGAGAACACATAGAGGCTTCAATTGGGGGGGCGACCCCTATGTGCTCACTTCAATACAGGAAGAACGCTCCCCAATTTGAGTAGTTTGCAACCTACCCCTTGACCCCGGTTGTACTTCCCGGAACCCGTTGGCATTGTCCTATGTATGGGGAGCAATTGAACATGGCCACAGACAACAAATGAATGTCGTTTCGCCCCTTAAGGGCTCCTCAGTGTGGCTAAGGAAATAGATGTGTGAGAGCCCCCGTTAAAAGTGCCCTCACACATCCGTTAGATCAGTTTAGGCGACGCGCTCTTCTTCGGTTCGGTTCGCCTCTTCACCGCCGCCGGACAGGAATTCCTCCCGGGCGATCCGGGCGGCCTCCTGTTCGTTCATATAGCGGTCCCGGGCCAGGTCGACCGTGGGGAGTTCCGCCTTCATGGTGGCGATGTTGTCGAAAAACTTGTTGAAAGCCTCGACGTTGTCGACCAGAAGGAAGGGCTTGCCCTTGTCGATTGCCGTGGGCTTGCCGTCGGGGCCGATGATGGTGTTCGCGTTGGCGTTCTGATAGTCCTTGATTGCCTTGTCCAGAGAGGACATGAGGACCGTCGAGAACACAGGCTTGACCATCTCCTTGAAGCGATCGGCCTTGGCGAACGGAGTAGCGTTGGCTTCCTCCACCTTCCAAGGGCGACGCTCGCCGGTCTTCGGGTCCGTACCGGAAAGCTTGATGACCTTGCCGTCCAGTTCCATGGGCGAGAAAGCCCGCATCCACTGGATCAGGCCCGCTCGCCGATAGCCGCTGGTCGGGTCGATAATGTCCATCAGAAGACGGGCCATCAGGGACGTGTCGCCATGCTTTTCAGCGTGCAACATGCACTGAACGGCGTTCAGATGGATCATGGCGTCCAGCGAATTGAGGCTGACCTTGATTTTGTCTTGGCCTTCCTTGATTTCCTCGCGGGACATAAGGACCAACTTGGACGCGTTGTTCTTCAAATTCTTCATAGCTTAGGTTCCTTTGGGTTCCATTTGCAACGTTAGTGTTGCGATAAGCGGACGCTCAAAGGCTTTCTATTCAGTTCGGAAAGACAAGTGGCGATGTGTCCGGCATATCTCGACGGCCCTTGCGTAGGACAGGCCTCGAAAGACCACCTTTTTAATGGTGGGATTGATGATTTGATATGTGAGAGGCTTGAAAGCGGGTTGGCCCATATCAATCGAGCCTCCGACTTTGCAGTTCAGGGGGATTGTGTTTGGTCATAGCGGGATACCTCGATTAGGCGTGTTAAACCTAAGAGCGTCCGCTTATCGCAACACTAACGGTGTGTTGCTTGCCATGTCGTTAAGTCGCGTCAATTCGCACCGCGTAACCTTTTCGTCCTCGGGTTACGCCACGTAACATGGCTTTGTGGCAAGTTTTACGCTGTTCACACTCGCTACTGCAACCCATTGACCGTCATGACCCTTGCTATCGGGGAGACACAACAATCTCAGATTGCGGAGTGTAAACAACGGCCGGACCTGACATGCGACTTATACACACTGTGATGCGGATAGTGAGGCGTCCGGCTTTGCTTACAAGCATACGGGACGGATTTCCGCCGTATGCTCTATGCACGAGCAATCCTATGCGTCTTCTCATTGGAGGTTTTCCCGTTGCCCCTGCTTTTCACACAGAGGGTTTCGGTACTGGCCCTTATGAAGACGCACAGGCGATAAGCCCGCAGGGTCCCCCAAAAAGGGACGCCATTTATACCACGCACCGTAAGGCCATGCGCTCGCCACGCCTACTGATAGACACAGCTATATAATAGCCGGTCCCTCGGTTTATTTCAAGCCCCGTCCGCGACCCTTTTTAGGATCGGGGCGGCCGCCATAGACTTTGTCCGTCTTAGGCGTGAGATTGGTCCTTCCATGACTCGGCACATAGTCCGAAACGATGGCGCGAGGGGCGTCCGTGCGAGGCTTCTTAGCCTGTGACACGGTCTTACCACCTTTGCCGACGTAACGGTCGGGGCCGTAAGCGAAGCTAGGGGCGCTCGAAAGGTGCGCGTGCTTGGCGTAGCTCTGGACGATAGACCGCACGGGACCCGATTGGATACCGTTAGCCATGTCCTTTGCCGCTTCCACACGGTGCACCTTGCGGGCCTTTGCAGCCGCGCGTCGGGCCGGGTTGGGGCGAGACATAAGAGGAAATCTCCTCTGACAAGGGCTCACAAAGAGCCACAGGGCTTATGGGATGGTCTGTAGCGGCCCCGATGGGGTCTGAAGCGGTCCCAGCTGGCGAGCCCCCGTTGGGAGCTCCTAGTGGCGTTGCCAGGTCGCCTCACGGGACACAGTAAGCGCCCCATTTGTTGCCAGATTGTTGCAGCCGACGAGAAATATGTGCAATTGAGAATCATTCGCAACTAGTAGTACGAGGACATGAAAAAGCCCCATGACCGTAAGTAACCGCAAGGTGTTACCTAAAGTCATGGGGCCAGGTTACCACCTATCCACGTCTTTGAAGATGAACCAAAGACCGATCAGGAACATTGCTAGGTAAAACATAGCTCGCGTAACCTCTAATGTATCGGATCGACTTGCATGTATCGCCCGTCAAGGATTTCGAACACCCTTCGATCGACAATCCAAGCAACAAATGGGCCAGTTGTATTTTCATCAGGCTTGATAATGGCTTGAAACGGGGCCGATTTGTTGTCCGCGATAATAACACGGTCAACGTAACCTTGGGCCTCAAGCATTTCCCGGTTAGTATTGTATCCCATCATTCAAATCCTTCTCCTGTCTTGCTCTATGAATAAAGGTCAATGGGTGGTCTAGAGAAGTTGTGATTAAATGCCGTACCTCAACAACACTTCATTGAGTCTGTTGAGGGAGGAGATTAGTAGGGCGATTTCGACCATTGTAGGCTTGTGGTCAAATCTATTGATGAACATACCGGCGAGTTGATAGCCCCTGTCGTACATGTCCATCTTGCGTTCAACTAGACTGAGTCTGTTGTCCGATGTAGCGACCCAATCGTAAGCTTGGGCGTCTTTGTCATAGACTATGAGAACCCAATTCATTGGCTTTCCCCGTAGGTATGGGGCCGCCCCGTGAACCAATACAGGGCATTTGATAGGCTTTGGGCGAGCCATCGTTGCTTGACAACCATGGTAACGCCGCAAGTCGTGGTCCGGTCATAGATGTAATAATAGCGCATAGCTGTGTGGTCCCCTTAGTTAAGGTTCCACCCATTGACCTTTATTCATAGACACTTGGAAATGCTCTGTTAAGCGTCTGCAACTGTTGAGTTAGTGTACTATTGGTTTAACAGTTGAGACTGATACCTGTAAGCAACGCCCATAGCCGCATGTAATGCAGCCTCAAAGTTATGGAACGTTGAAACATGCGTGTACTCGTCTGTATTGATATGACGCAGACATACTTGCCACGGATAAGCCTTCATTCCTTCAAAGGGTTCAGGCCTAGTCACGTATCGGATGTAACCGACAGGGACACCGCTGAATTCGCCACTGTCTAATACGATGATTTCGACAGGAACGGGAACCATTCGATTGTCACCGTCAACGCCTGTATTGTCAGACGTGACAACGTGAGACGACATAAGCTTTATGCGAAGAGGTTGGATCATTTGAGTAGCTCCTTTAAGGCCTGATAACAGACGCTTAACAGAGCATTTCCAAGGTTAACCATGTACTCAGTAAGGCTCTTGCAAGGTTAATTTTAGTGGTTGGTGTAACTGATGTCTTCGATAAGCCACCCGTTTACTCGGATATACTCGCACATATCAGCATCGTACGCCTTGAATGAAGCATCGAAATCAGTTTCAGGCTTTACGAATAGGTGTAAGTCGTAAGGTCCAACGATGACCATTACCTCAGTAGTGTAACCATCAAGTTGTGCAGTGTTGTCGCTCATGTCCATTGCTCCAATGCATGTGTGCAAGAGCCTGACAGAGTACATGGTTAGACCACCTCCCTCGAACCCCCCGGACTGGCCGTTAGGGCGGGCTGTGGTGGCTTCAATTGTCAAAGACCGTGGTGGCCCCGTCCCGTTGCCGCTAGGGGTCTAACCCCGTAGCTATGTTATCACTGTTAAGTCAACCCTAATCGACCCACATTGGGTCACTTCACGGACTTGTGATCCATCCGCACCCCTCCACGGCTACCCTCATCCTTACCCAATGGAGATGCCTCATACGGAGGCCTGGAGGGCACTCACACGGCCAGTTGAGGGGGCTTGGCTATCCAAGGCCACAAAGACCATGAAGCCTGTCAGTGAGCCTCTTAGGGGCCTTACTGTGTATTCGCCTATTAGTTGAGGGGTATGTTATCATCATTCACCTGGCTTTGTGACACTGAGAGCCCCGTCAAGTGAAGGTTATGTGACAGTTGAGGGGTGAAATGCCTGTCAAGTGACAGTTTTATGACAGTAAGGAAGGCGTGCTACCAGTTGCCAGGTAAGGGATTCCTTCGGGAGAGAATTGGTACGTATTGCTTAGGGGGTAGGGGGCCCTCAGGTAGGACCCTCGATATCGATATCAGGCACCCTCGGTTATTTTATAAAAAATATAAGATTTTAAGTAAATTCCTCCCCTGCAACCCCTTGAAGTTTCCCCAGGCCGCCCCAGGTTACCTTTAAGTGTCATACGGGCTTCGCCCTTTTAGTTAAATAATGTTTATTGCCCCTATTGAATATTGCCCAGTCGGCCCCAGTTTACTCTTATCGGTAAACGGATAATAGATTAATGATAATTGACCACGGATAAAAGAAAACCCATGTACTTTACGTACACAGGTCCCTTACACCATAGTTATATTTATAGGTATTTACCAACGCCGTAAGGATATTATACTATTTTTATCACTAAAAGTCAAGAGAAAAATATAAAATGTAAAATAAATCTTCAAAAGTAAAAATAGTTCTTGCTTTCTGTCTCAATTTATGCTATAATATACATAATGAAGCACAGAGCCTTAATCTTCCTTACCGCATTACTTGTCGGTTTTCTGTCTCCTCTTCAAAGAGTGATGGCCGAAACTGCAACCGTTGCGGTCATTAAGATTGATGACATACACTACCAAGTAAATATTCAAAACTACAATAGACCCTTTAGATTTGTTGTTATGAATGGTCTTTCAATTGAGAACATTGATCTTATTGACTCCGATGGTGGCTCAAAGAACATTCAAACTGTCGTGACACTTCCAATTTATATTGTTCATCCGGAATTTAAAATGCTTGATTACGACACCGGCAAGGAACTCTTCGGAATTACAAAGTAATATGCCATTTTTAAAGAAGAAAGATTCCGAGGGGACCAAGGGTCATAAACTTACCCCAAACATGAAGTCATTCATCGACGAGTATTTAATTGATTTCAATGCCGTCGATGCAATGTTCCGGTCCACTTACAAGACCCCAACAAGAAATCAAGCAAGACATATGGCCGCCCACATCATGGCCCATCCCCTGGTAGTTGAAGAGATTGATCGTAGAGTGGACAAACGAAGCGAGAAGGCAGAAATCAAAGCCGAGTACCTAATCCTTAAGTTAATGGAAATCATTGACAAGGACGAGGGAGAAAGCAAAGAACGAACCTCAGATCGTCTACGGGCAATTGAACTGGCCGGTAAGGCAATTGCAATGTGGAAAGAACGCCAAGAAATCAGTGGCCCCGATGGTGAGGCAATTAAACATGAGCAGACAATTCGAGAGAATGCCGATGCGTTCACAAATAAACTCGAACAACTTGCTCAACGTAATAATGTAGTCCAGCTTGTCAAGTAATTTCTCCCCCGCCGAAATCCTTGTTAATTTAACACCCGAAGAACGAGAAGAGTGGCTTTCCAAATTAACACCCGAAGAAAAGGCCCAGCTACACTACACATGGCGTTTCTGGGCCCGCCCCAACCAAATCGCCCCCGAGGGTCTTTGGAATACTTGGTTGGTCCTCGCCGGTCGTGGCATGGGCAAGACTCGAATGGGATCGGAGTGGATTCGTGAAGGAGCCTGTGGAAGCACCCCCTTATCGTCTGGTCCTAAGTCCTGGGGTCGAATTGCACTTGTGGCAGAAACAGCAGCAGATGCAAGAGACGTTATGGTACTCGGAGACTCTGGCATCTTGGCGGCCCACCCTAAAGAGTTTCGGCCTGAATGGTCCCCAACTAACAGGTGCCTAACATGGCCCAACGGGGCAAAGGCTTGGGTCTACAACGCCACCGAACCGGATCAGCTCCGAGGACCTCAACATCACGCGCTATGGGTCGACGAACTTGCAAAGTTCCGTTACATGCAAGAAACCTGGGACCAAGCACAATTTGGTCTTCGTCTGGGTCTTCACCCCCAGGCACTTGTAACAACGACTCCTCGACCATTACCACTTATCAAGAAACTTATCGGAGATGCCGACACTGTTGTCACTCGCGGAAGTACCTTGGACAACCAAGCCAATCTTGCTGCAAACACGATCAAGCAGCTTTACGAGAGGTACGGGGGTACCAGACTTGGTCGCCAAGAACTTGAGGGAGAGATTCTAAATGATATTCCCGGGGCCCTTTGGAATCGAGAAAAGATTGATGAAAACCGAAAACAAGTTGTCCCCCTCGATCTTGAACGAGTATTGGTCGCAGTCGACCCCGCAGTGTCAAACAATGAAGGGTCTGATGAACATGGGATTATTGTCGTCGGTCTTGCAAGAGACGAAGACGGTTACGCCCGTGGATACGTCTTGGAAGATGGATCACTTCGAGGTAATCCCGAGGACTGGGCAAAACGAGCCGTAGAACTTTATCGTAAATGGGAAGCGGATAAGATTGTTGCTGAGAAAAATCAGGGTGGTCAAATGGTTGAAAGCACTATTAAGACTGTTGATCGCTCCGTGTCAGTAAAACTCGTCCATGCCAGTAGGGGTAAGGTCGTCCGGGCCGAACCCATTTCCGCCCTATACGAACAGAACAGAGTACATCACGTTGGCAACTTCAATCAACTTGAAGATCAGATGTGTCTCTTTAGTATCGACAATATCCGGAATATTTCCAACGGATCACCGGATCGTGTTGACGCCCTTGTTTGGGGTCTAAGCGAATTATTTGATAAGATTACCGGTCGTCGAAAGATTGCCGATAAACCTTCAAATATCATCAAGAAAGTTAATACACAATTTCCAACTGGTCAAGGAGCTTGGCTAGCACGTTAATTATTCCACGGGGAGCCGGTCACTGCCCCGACTTTGGATTTGACTTGACCGACCAGAATAGGAGGACTAATGGCTTTTCCGCCACTTTTTAACCCCTTCCCCAATGGGTTCCGACTCATTGACGGCAGCTATCTTAACAAGTTGTTCGGTGGTAATATTGCCATCAGTCCAGCTATTGCTGCCGGCAGTGGTGGAAGCACTGTAAACCCCGAGGGTGTTCTTTCGGTTAATACCACAAGCACCGGTAATGGTGCGGACACAACCGAAGACACTCTTCTAACCTATACCCTACCCGCCAAAACTCTTATTGGTACAAAGGGTCTTAAGATTCGTGCATGGGGCAATACCGCCGCCAATGCGGACAATAAGACCGTAAAGCTTTATTTTGGTACCAATGTAATTACAACCCCCACCGCTGCCACAAGTGGTAAGGGCTGGGAACTCGAACTTGAAGTCTTCAGGACCGGTACCAGTACTCAAGTTGTTTTTGGTAGTGGTGTTGTCGATGTAACCCCAGTGACTCCTCTCGTAACAACTGGAGCCCAAACCGATACGGGTGCAATTGTCATTAAGGTGACCGGTACTGCGGGTACTGCAAATGCAAACGACATTGTTGCCAAGGGCCTCATTGTTGAGATGCTTAACTAGTAACAAGCTTCCATACACAAACAAGATCAAAAGAACAAAAGGAAATAAAAACATATGGCTGGTTGGCTAACAAATGGTATTCAAAACGTCGCTTCCTTTTTTGGTGGCGAAGTTTTCCCCGCTGACACTCGACTCCCAAATGGTCAGCAACCCCAATCCGAAAAGATCAGTATTCTTGCTCTGGCAAATGCAGTTCTTCTGTTTGGTAATAGTGCTTCCAAGACAACCGTTTCCGGTACACGATATTACACTTCAGTTGATGTGTCCGCCCCCAATCCGTCTTTTCAAGATGGTGGTGCCGTTGAGGCCGCTCCCGTAGCGACCATTACTGGTATTCAGGTACTCATTGGTTCCGTTGGTGGTACCGATAATTGGATTGTCGAACTTCATGATTCCAATGGTGTTCTTGTCGCCACGTCCGCAACTGCCGGTGTCTTGGCAGGTACCGCCGGTTCTTGGCAGCAAATCCCCTTTACCTCCGCCGTTTCTCTTGTCCCGGGTAACTACTTCCTCGTTGTCCAATCGAATGGTACCACTGCTCACCCGGCTGTGTATAACTTCCCGGCTCCCGCTTTGGCCCCCGTTCCTCTTGTGACGGGTTCCGTTACCGGCGTCTTTGGTACCGGTGCTAACTTCACTCCCGCAACCACCTACACTGTCAATGTGGGTCCCGTGGCGATGCTGTACTAAGCATATTCAATTGTTGGTCATGGGGCCTAAAAATCCCATGGCTAACTAATCTCCGGGAGACACTCCAGATGGCCCACACAGAAAAGTCCATGCACTGTTCGGTATCGGTTCGTAAAATTAAGAATGGGTACGTTGTGTCAAAGTCAACTTCAAATGGTAATAAATACAACCATGAAGAAGAATATCATCCTAAGAAACCAAATGTCGATCTAAATTCAATTCCACATATTGGTACAGCTTGTAAATCTACCACAGTGAATGCAGCCGCACTTCGTAAGGCTTCAGGCAACAAGAAAGTTAAAGATACTTAATGTCCGAACTATTTCTTGATGATGACAGTGCGACACCCGAAGGTGATCCAAATAACGATCTTCTAAGAACCGCCAAACAACGTTTTCGTCGTTGTGATATGTGGGAAGCGATTGCCCGTAAGCGTTGGCTTGAAGACTTTAAATTTTATAATGCCGATGCATACAATATGTATCAATGGCCCGACAATGCACGTAATGCCCGAGGTTTTGGTACCGGAGACGAACGTCCCTGTCTGACAGTCAATAAGTCGGCCAAGCATTGTGATATGGTTATCAATGACGCTCTTCAGAATAAGACTCAGATTCGCATTAAACCCGTTGGGGACGAAGCTACCTTTGAGGCCTCGGAAATCTTGGAAGGCGTTGTTCGTCATATCGAGTATATTTCCGATGCTCAGTCTCATTATGCCCACGCTTTTAAACATCAAGTAATTTCAGGGTACGGTGTCCTTCGTGTGGTCACGGACTACGTGGACGATAGTACCTTTGACCAGGAGATGAAGATTGTTTCCGTTCCCGATCCTTTGTCTGCCTACATTGACCCTGACCACCAGGAACCCGATGCTTCCGACGCAAGATTCGCTTTCATCTTCAATGACATGGCCCGGGATGAATTCGATGTACAGTACCCCGATTTCAAAGACAGAATGGTACACACCGCCCTTGGAAACGATGAGGGATGGATCGCCGAAAAACACGTCCGAATTGCCGAATACTTCTACATAGAGGAAGAGGCGGACACGCTTATTGTTTTCAATAATCCTCTTACCGGAGAAAAGACTCCAATTTTTAGGTCGGAGACAAGTTCATGGAAAGGGGCTCTTCGCAAGGCTCTTAATGAACAACTTGATGATATCACCACTAAGACCCGTGAAGTAATCCGCAAGAAGGTCAAGTGGTGTAAGATTATTGGGGATAAGATTGTTGATAAAGCCGACTGGGCCGGTTCGACAATTCCAGTGGTTCCTGTGTATGGTCACAAGACTGTTATCGAAGGCGAACTTGATCGTAAGGGTCATATTCGTTCAATGATAGATAGTCAACGTATGATGAATTATAATGCTTCCGCCGCCATTGAGTACGGGGCACTTCAGTCCAAGACACCTTGGATTGCTTCGGCCGCCGCCATTGAAGGCCAAGATGCCTGGGGTTCGGCCAACTTGGTCAACTACTCCGTTCTTGTCTATAATCATATGGACGACGATGGGAATGCTCTGGAAGCCCCCACAAGGCCCGAACCACCCACCGGGGCTCCTCTGTACCAAGAGGGTATGAAAAACGCCTCAGACGACATGATGATGGTTTCTGGGCAGTATCAACCTCTTATGGGTCAACCCGGTAACGAACGTTCGGGTACTGCAATTCAAGCCCGTCAACGCCAGGGTGAGAATGCAACCTATCACTTCGTTGAAAATCAAGCCAGAGCAATTCGCCGTCTCGGTAAAATTTGTATCGACTTGATCCCGAAGATTTATGATACTCCTCGTATTCTTAATATCATGGCCGAGGACGGAACATCCCAAACCGTTAAACTTGATCCAAATGCTCAGAAAGTCGTTGAGACCAAGAAGGCTGCCCTTTCTTCCGAAGCCGACCAGATTGTTCTTAACCCTAAGATCGGTAAGTACGAAGTTATCTCCGATGTTGGTCCCGATTACGCAACTCGTCGTCAGGAAGCCTTCAATGCATTAAGTCAGATTGCCTCCACGGCCCCTGAACTTATGTCAATCATCGGTGACCTTGTTCTTCTTGCCGCCGACTTCCCAATGGCCGAACAGGCCGCCGAACGCCTTAAGCGTATGGTACCTCCTCAGGCTCTTGGAGAAACCAATGGCCAAGTCCAACAGCTTCAACAGGAACTACAGGCTTCTCAGGCTCTTGCCTCTTCGATGTCCACCAAACTTGTTGAACTGCAAGGTAAACTTCGAGACAAGGACGCTCAAAAGTCCGTGGACGTTTATAAGGCAATCACAGATCGTATTGATGTACTGCTTAAGACCAATCCAAGCCAGAAGGACATTCTCCAATGGCAACATGATCTGGCAATGCAAGAGCACGCAGCAAATATGACAGCTGCTACCAAGGCTCTTGAATCCGGTCTTTCCGACGGAGAAGGAACTCCAAGTGAGTAAAATCGCCCACAAACTTGTTGCCAAGACTGCATATGAAATCGCCTGTGAAGTGTACGAAGTTCTTGCGTCCAATAATCGCTTCTATAAGACGTATCCTAACGTCCACATCTTTGCTGATCGCTGTTGGCCAGAGTTCATCGGTGACGCTCGTCGAGCACTTACTTCGATGTTACGTCCTGACCCGGAAACCGGCAAGTTCAAGTACAGTGAACACATCAGAGATGAGATTGCTGAGGCGCTTATCCTTGAAGGGGAAGCAAAGTCCGCACCAGCAATTGACTTGAATAAACTACGTGAAGCAGCCGGTATTGGTCCGATGCCACGTTCACTCATTAGTGACAACGTCATTAAATTTCAATAGTTATCGATATGAATGCAAATGATAATGAAGAGGGTATTCAGCTTTATCACGGAACTAATAGTTCTGGTTTTCGCCCAGAAATGCCACAGTATGGTTGGGGCGTAGGCGACGATCCTACAACATACTTAGGCCGAGGTATTCATCTCACCGATAATGTAGATATTGCTAAAAAGATTGCGAGGCGGCGAACCGTTGAGAAGCAAGAAGGTAGCCCTCGGGTACACACAGTAATTGCTCCAAAAGGTCCATATTTACATTTTAATAAAATATATGATGATCAGCCTGAAGAAGTAAAGAAATATTTTAAAAGTATTGTAGACCATGAGTCGCAGGATAAAAGCGTCCCATCTGCCGGATATATTTACGAAGCTGGCAAACACATGAATGGTGAAGAGCTTTTTAATGCGGCCCGAAGACAAAATGCTGATGATTTATTAGTCGGTAAAGCTGATAAAAATATTTCAACATTATTATCAGAAGCTGGGATAATCGGCACACAAAATATCCTGCGCCCAAAATCTTCGTCTAAGAAGTCTACAGAATATAAAGTATTTAATCCTGAGAATCTTCAAATGAAATCAAATACACCTATTGGGTGGGACCCTAATCGAACTACTCGTCTATAATTATTATCCGGCAATAACGCCGTGCAGCCGCTTACAGGCTATAAACAGAAGAAAAGGAAAAGTAAACTTTGACCACCGAAACTGCTACCGATCCACGTCTTGAACAACAAGTTGCGGAACCCCCCGTTACCGAGCCCGTCGTTGTTCCTCTCGTAGTCGATGAGACCCAGGATGATAATGAGGACACTCCTCTTGTCGAACCCGTGGTTGAACCTCCCGTAAAACCAAAGAAGACCGTTGAAGAAGTTCTTAAGGGTCGTGTTGGGCATCTGACTAAGACACTATCGAATAAAGATCAAGTTCTAGCCCAAAAAGATCAAGAACTTTCGGACTTCCAATCTCGTCTTGCCGCTGCTGAGGCCCTTCTAAGTTCTTCGGGCCAACAAGCCGCAACACAACCTCCTGTCGCACCTCTTGTTGCGAATGGTAATAAGACCTATACCCGAGAGGACTTTGAAGCCGCCGTTGCGGCCGAGGCAGAAGTCAAAGAGTTCAACCGCAAAGCCGATGAGATGTACAGTCAAGGGGCCGAAAAGTTCACTGACTGGAAAGACTCAGTTGAAACACTTGTGGCCGCTGGATTTATGAATAAGGACTTGCTCGATGCCGCAATGGCAGTTGAGGACGGTCCCGCTGTTCTCCATCATCTTGGTGTAAATCTCGATGAAGCGGAACGTATCAGTGCTCTTTCCCCGGTTCGTCGAGCCGCTGAGATGGCTAAGCTTTCAATTAATCTGAGTGCTCCAAGGCAAGCCGCCGTTTCAAGTGCTCCCGCTCCAATCAAGCCCGTGAATGGTTCGCCCACTCCACAACTTGATCTACAACGTGTTGCCGATACCGACGACATGTCCGCCTACGCCGCCGCCCGAGCCAAACAGGGTTCACGATGGGCTCAAGGTCGTAGTTAATACCGAAGACGCCTGGATCGTCTCAAACATCCTGCTGGGTACCGAATCCCGTAAGTTCGTGTGTTGCCTGTCTCTTTCTCTGGCCCTGGCACCAGAAAGCAGAAAACAATAATGTGATCTGGTAATATCGCCAGACCTAAGAAAGGAAATTCAATTGGCTAACAGCTTACTTACTATTAGCATGATCACTGCCGAAGCGGTCATGATCTTCAAGAACTCCAACGCCTTTATGCAGAATCTTAATACCCAATACGATAGCTCCTTCGCTATTAACGGTGCTAAGATTGGTTCTCAGCTACGCGTCCGTCTACCTCTCGATTACACCGTAACCGATGGTCCCGGCCTACAAGCTCAGGACAGCCAAGAGCAACAACTAACTCTTGCTCTGGCCACTCAGCGTCACGTTGACCTAAGCTTCAGTTCCGCCGAACAGACACTAAGTGTTGATGATTACGCCGAGCGCTTCCTGCTTCCCGCCATGAACAACCTAGCCGGTAACATTGCCAGCTCGATCATGGCCGGTTCCGAAGGTGGTGTCTGTAACCTCGTTGCTAACTTCGACCAGAACAACAACATTCTGGCCCCCGGTCTGCAACAAGTTCTGGACTCTCGCGCCGTTCTTGCTGACAACTCCGCTCCGCTACTTGATCGTAAGATCGTTCTCGATCCTCACTCAATGGCCCGTCTAACCGGTTCTCTGTCCGGTCTACTCAATCCGGCCACCGACATCTCCAAGCAGTACCGTGATGGTTCTGTGTACAATGCCGCTGGTTATACTTGGCTTGAAGACCAAACTGCGATCAAGCACGTTACCGGTACCTTTACCGCCGGTTCCACTTCTTCCGCAGGTCAGACCGGTACTACTCTTGCCGTTGGGGCAATCACCGGTACACTTAATGCCGGCGACATTATCACCATTGATGGTGTCAACGCCGTTAACCGTGTTACCAAGCAGTCCCTCCAGACTCTTCGACAGTTTGTGGTCACTCAGAATGCACTGTCCGGTGCAACTCAAATCCAAATCTATCCTGCCATTGTGCCGGGTGGTTCGGGTTATCAACCAACTACCGGCCAAGGCGCTCAGCAATACCAGACCGTTGATGCCAGCCCCGGTAACACCGCTGCGGTTCGTCTTGTAACCAATGCCGGTTCCACCTTCCGTAAGAACATCTCGTTCGCCCCGGAAGCCATTACCATGGTCACTGCGGACCTTGAAAAGCCGCCCATGACCGAGTGCAGCCGTAAACAATACGATGGCGTGTCCATGCGTATTCTACGGTCCTATGTGCCCGGTACCGACCAAACCGTCACTCGTGCGGACGTTCTATTCGGGTATCTGTATATCCGACCTGAATGGGCCGTAATCGTAGCGGACGCAATTTAAGGAAATGCCCGTGAGTGAGTCAGAAATTAAAGGTTCAAAAGGCTTAAAAAGCTCAGTTCGATCAAATGGTCATTCCAATTCCGGAGGTCATAATGGTCGCGCAAGAAACAATAATTCAGCTTACTCACGGGCAAATCGTCCACGCTGGGATGTCTCAGATGGATGTTCAACCGGAGGCGAGATGACATATCAATACCAAGAATACCCAAAACTTATTTACTCCGATGATAAAAATTATACCGTGGTATATGATGCCAATCAGGAACAACAACTTCTTGGTGGTGAAGAAATTATCGATGAAGAGGACGAACGTATCCGACTCTTTGCAGTCGCAAAGATAAAGAATGTTCAAGTGGACAAACGTTGGGGTCCGGCAAAACTTACAAAAGCAATTGAAGATGCGGGATTTGACCCAACTCTAAATCCATTTGAATAAAGGTAGATTATGGCGACGACCGTAAATGATCTTCTAGTTCTGGCCCTGATCGATTCAGGGATTCTGGGTGCCGGTCAGATCGCCCAAGCCGAAGACATTAACAATGCCCTTACTCGCATGAACTATATGATCGGCCAATGGAATCGTAAGCGTTGGCTGATCTATAATCTTACCGATGTGTCCGTTGTGACAACCGGGGCGGAAACATATTCAATTGGTCCAGGTCAGGACTTTGATACACCACGACCCGACAGACTTGAAGATGGTTGTTTTCTTCGTCAACTCGCTCAGGCCGGGGTACAACAGATCGACTATCCTCTGCAATTACTTTCTTCTCACGAAGATTACAACCGTATTCGTCTAAAGACCATGGGCACCTGGCCTTCAATTATCTTCTACGATTCAAACTGGCCCAATGGTACAATCTTTGCATGGCCGGTTCCAAATGCCAATCTGTATGAACTCCATATTCTTGTTAAACATCAGCTTGCTCAATTTACATCTTTGA